CATCTAAGGAGGCCATCGCCTCGTCGGTCTCCGCCGCCTTTTCCATCAGCCCCCATATCGACTGGAACGCTTTGACGGCGGCGTAGATCCCGACGGACACCTCGGCCCAGTGGGATTTCAGGCGCTGGGTTAAGGACTGCGTGCGCCCTCCCAGCTTCTCCGTCTCGTCCCCGACCATCCGGATACCGGTAATGGCTCCGGTTGGATCGGCGGTGATGACGACGCTTATCCTGTTCTCATTGGCCATCGGGCACCTTCGGAGTCTCCAATTCGCGCTTCATCGCGCCAAGATCCAGCCATTCCTCGATGGAAAGATCGTTCTGAGCGAAGGGGACCCCCCCCTGCTGGAGTGAGAACAGGAACCAGATATGGCTGAACCACGCAGACGGGATGTACGGTTCCCGGTGTTCGCATCTCGCGCATATTTCCGCGAGGTGCGGGCCGCTGCCCTTGGCGCATCCCTTTTTACGCTCTGGGGTGCAGTTCTCTCGAAGGGCCGTGAGCTCTACCCCAAAGGGACGATCTCTTCCGCCTCCTCGCCGAACTCGACATCATCCGCGCTCTGCCCGGAACGGATCCCGTCGAAAACGATATGTGCGACGGTCGTCACGATATCGGCGGCGGTTTCCTTAAGCAAATTCTTCCAGTCCTCCCGGTAGTGGGGGGATGCCGGATCCGCGGAGATCGGCTGCCCGTCGTACCCAAACGCCCCCTCCTCGAACCCCGTGAGGATCTCCAGGCCGAATTTGAGTGCAGGATCGAAGTTATCCACCACGACCTTGTTCCCCTTCCGGCGGATCGACTGCTGGCGGTACGACTTCACCTGGCTGGTTGTGGGCGTTGCATAGAACACACCGATCTGCGTACCGGATAACGTGTCGTCCAGGACGAGCTTGTTCCGGTCGTCTTTTTTAAGGTCTCTCATGGAACCTCCGTTTTCTTAGTTGAACGTCACGGTTACGTCGTCCTGGCCGGCATCCGGGCAGACCAGGAGGGAAAGGGCGTGGGTGAGGATCCCCTCCCGCTCCCCGAACTTGCTCGAATCGACGACAACCTTCGGGCAGTCAAGCTTCATCCGGTTGCCGGGTATTTCCCCGAAGGTGATGGAGAGCGCCTGCTCGGTCCCGTCGGTTAAAAGCGTTAGAGGATCAAACGAGGAGAGCGCGGGAGCTTCCGGGTCGATCTCCGCCGTAACTTTCCGATCCTTGATGAAGTGCGCGAGGAACCCAGTCTGAGCGTTTACATCTGGGCGCTTGGCGATCTCGTTGCCGTATGTGAGCTTGAAACTCTCGATCGTCCCGGCGAACGACCCCAACGTGAACAGCCCGGACTTGAGCGCGGGCGGGATGGAGGCGTTGTACACGGCGTCCGTGGGGATGGAAAGGTCTGCAGGACCAGCGTAGAGTCCCTGGAACTCCCACTTGATCTTGCCGAACTCCCCGGCCTTCCCGTCGAGAGACCAGGTGCCGCGGCACCCCGTGACCACGTATTGAATGTCGTGCTGCCAGAAGTAGATCGTGATCGACGGCCCTTCGAGGTCGTCCTGCGGGGCATAGACAACCGGCCCGGTGGTGGGCGTTACGGTCTCCAGCATCCCGCACCCGACGAACAGGACGCCGATCTCCGGAGGCGTGTCCGGAGTCGAGTCCCCGCTACCCTTGACCTCGGTCGAAAACGAGATCTTGATCGCCTCCCCGATGTTGATCGCGGGACGGTTTCCAAAGAACGCCTTGACGTTTAAGCGGTCCAACTTCTTCATCACGACCTCGACCTCGGGCAGGTCGGTCAGGATGGCGTTCGCCGCAGTCGTCGGAACAGGATCGACCCCATAGGAACTCTCGGCCTTTGCCAGAATCAATGCCCTGTTTTTAAACATTTACCTCACCTCCTACGGCGACCCGACGGGGTGCCGATACAAGATTTCGTAGGTCTGCTGCAAGGCGATCAAGCCCCGTCCGGGGTCCAGGGAAAGAATGTCCGATCCGGTACGATGACAGTTCATGGCCGTGCTGCCTCTTGTCGGGTCGGCGGACAAGGCCGTATGGATCGAAGCGAAAACCAATTCGGCGTCCGTATCCTTACACCACGCCTCCACGACCACCCGCCAGGTGAACACCTCGTACCCCGTGGACCGTGCGGCTTCCTGATCGGATCCTTGCAGAACGAACAGTGCCGGAAGCGTAAGCGCGTCGAGATCCACCTGCTCGTACTTCCCCGTAGTGACGTCCCCCACGCCGGGGATGGCCTTGAGTGTCGTTTCGATGTCGACGAGGATGCCACTGCGGACGCTCATTGGTACCTCTTCCCGAGGAACAGCGTGGTCCAGCCGGTCTCGTCGGGCTGGATTTTGAGAACGCGGTACGCCACGCCACCTACAACGAGGGTGTCGCCGTTCTTCACCCCTGCGATGTCTAAGGACCTGCACCCCGCCTGCCCGATGATCCCCTGCGGCACGATGTCTCCGCCAAGCGATACGTCTCCCACCTCGAGGGCGAAGCAGGTACGGATCTGCTTGGACGATCCGCCCGCGGGGGTGAAGAGCGCGGTCGTGGAGAGGATGTCATCGGTTAAAAAGTCCGTTACCCAGTCGATCATTGCGTCTTCTATCCTTTCGCTTTCTTACCCTTCTTCTCTCCCTCTTCCGCCAGAGCCTCTTCTCCGCTGTGCGGGCCACCGCTGCGCGGGGCATCGCCCGGCTCATCCGATACAACCGCACGCTTGACGGCAAAGAGCGCCCTGGCGGTGTATTCGTCGACCTCGACCACGTCATCAGCGGCAAAGGGCTTGCCGCCGATGCAGCATGGAACGGTCACGATCATCTTCACCATTTCCCTACCCCCTGAAGTTGGCAGGGGGCCGCCCACGAGCGAGCGACCCCCATCGGTTGTGAGTGTCATTTATTAAGCGGATCAGGTGATGCTGGTCGCCAGGGTGAAGGCGACCGGATGTCGGACCGCCACGTCGACGGACTGGAAGGCCACGATCCGGACCGTACCGGCAGAGCTTCCGGTGTAGGGATCGACCAGGATGTCGAGGACTCCCCACTCGCCCATCATGACCTGCGTGAAGTCGCCGAAGAACATGTCCCCCGCGGCGATCTGGTTGGTGACCTCGACCGGGTAACCGTTTAGCTGGTTGTCCTCGATCATGAACACGGGGTAGGTCGTCCCGATCTTCGGGCGGCTTTTCAGGAGCCCGCGGATCGTTGCGTTGGCGACGTACCGCATCCCGGCCACGTCGGCGTTCGCCGCGGCGACCAGCGTCTCCATGTTGACCGCGTTCCCCCACGCAAACGACGCGCCGGCCTCGGAGCCGATCCCGCTGACTCCGGCAATGCCCAACGGCTGGCCGTTGGCCCCCGTCCCGTGGAACAAGGCAAGGTCGATGGCCAGAGCGAGGATCTTGGAGAGGTCGCCCTGCACAAGCCCGTCGACCGCAGGGGTTCCCTGGAGGAGCAACTGGCGGGAGAAGTCGGTGTAGGCGCCGACCGTCTTCGGGGAGAGCGTGACCTGCCCGAAGGTCTGGTTCCCGGCCGTGGGGGCCGTGTTCTCCGCCACCCAGTACGCGGTCGCTGCAGCGGTGAACGAGGGAATCGCGATGTTGCCGACCAGCCCGGAGAGCATCTGGATCCCCAGCTTGGTCGCGATCATCCGGTTCCGGAGCAGCTCGATGAACAGGTCCGGCCGCAGCGTCGTGCCGACCAGACTTGCCCCAGTGGTGGAACCACCCGCCGTAAGTACCGTCCGCTGCTCGGTGCGCAGCGGCACGTCGTAGGGGACAAAGAACGTCCCCCGCTTGTTGTACCCCTCCTTGGAGACCCGCTTCTCGATCGCCATCGAGCATTCCCGCTCGAACCCCGCCTGGCTCCAGTCGCCGTTGATGGCGGCGGCGATGGCCCGGCCGATCGAGTACCGCTTCCTGTCCCCCTCGGACATCCCGAGGTCGGACGGCGGCGTGTCGAGTGGCTTGGTCGTACCGATGTGCTTCAAGACGTTGTGACGGAACTGATCGATAGTCAGCCCGTCGGAAATCGCCTTGTCGCGCATCTCCGCCGGCAGGTTGTGGCGCGAGACGAGTGCGGTGATCTCGGCGATCCTCTCCCGCTCCGCCTTCTGGATCACATCCCGGTTCTCCTGCTCCTTCTGCTCCTTGGCCCGCTGTTCTGCGGCCAACTCCTCTGCGGTCTTGTCCGGCATGAGTTGAACCTCCTTGGCCACGTGGGCCGGTATTTCGACGGGGCCTTTCGGCTCCAACGCCGATTCCTTGCTTCTGCCCACGCCAACGGAGGTATCCGCCGGGATGGGAACCATGCTCACCTCATAGGGAGTCCAGCGATTGATCCGGTAGACTGGCGCCTGTTCCTTGAGCGCGATGTTCTTGATCTCGTCGCTCATCTCCTCGGGCTTGAGCTCTGTCGGGTCCTCGTCGATGGAATACCCGACGGAGACGTTCCGGCGGATGCCGTCCTGGACGTCCCGAAAGACTTCCTCACCAAGCGTCGAGCGCGAGAAGCGCACCGTCGCCCGCCCCATCTTGTCCGGATCGCACTTGCAGTCCTCGACCACGCCGATCTGTTTGTCGGTGGAGTGATTCAGGAGGACCGCTCCGCCGTTCTGCATCCGAGACATGTCCATCGCGCCCGGATCGTGGGAGAGGATCTCGATCCCCCACCAGCGCACGACCGGCTGCTCGGAGGAAAACGCAAGATCGACCGTGCGCTTCTCTCCGTCGATCGATCCCTGCTGAATCGTTACCGCCCGGGACTCTCTCGAGCCCGCCTTCGGGAACTTGCGTTCTTCCACACGATTCGCCATCTCCACCCCCAAAATGAAAAAGGCCGAGTCGCCCCGGCCTTCTTCCGTTCTTTTTCTTTTCTGTCCGAACTATGCGTTCGCGCTTACGTCCTTGCCGTTTCCTTTTCCCTTCCCCGATCCGTTGGTGGGTGCGGGAGGAACCTCCTCGACCGCCGCATCCCCTGAGGCGTCTTTCCCCCCGCCTTTGAAGTCGAATGCTAGGCCAAGCTCTGCTGCCAGATTGGACTCCTCCTTGATCTCCTCGTAGATGTCCTCTAAGTCCCCACCCATCTCGGTTACGACCTGCGTGGAGGATTTAAACCCCGCCCCCACGGCAGCACGGGCGGCTTCCACATCCTTTAGCGGATCCACCCAGGCCCACCGCCTGCCCGTCCACTTCGGAGCGTTGAACTTGTCGAACTTCGATAGCGGCAGCTTTCCGATCGCACCCATCGTGAGGGCCATCTCCAGCCAGTTCGCAAACACCGGATTTAAGAGGTTCTCGATCAGCCAGACCTGCCCCTCTTTCCACTCCTCGCGTTCCTCGATTAACCCCGCCCGGATGGAAGAGAAGTTCACCGAGGACAGATCCTGCGAAAGGGTCGCATACGATGTTCCCAATCCGGCTGCCACCCCGCGCAGGCACGCCTCGATGAACGGCCCGTGCTGCTGGTCGGGGTACTTCGGATCGTAGGAGTTAAACTTCCAGCCCGGAGGCAGTTTCTCCATCTGCCCGGGCTCGGCGGACATGATCGGGTTGCCGCTCGCGTCCTTCCCATCCCCCTCGAACTGATCACCCATTTCCGTCTCGTAGAAACCCATCTTGCAGGCTGATACCCGGGCGTTGATCACCGCCGCCTCTTCGTATCCAGAGAGCATCTTTAGCCTCAGCATCGAAGGCGTCATCTGCGACACGTCCCGGGTGGCGTCAACCCGCTCGGGGTCGTAGAGGTGGATCATCTCGGAGGCCGGGATGCGAACGTAGGGACCCCCGCTTTGCTGCGACTGATTCCATCCAAGCGACGGCTGATACTCCCGGACGTAATACGCGATAGGCTTTCTCTGCGGGGTGATCTCGATCCCCATCCGAATGATGTTGCCGTTGGGAAGGATGTCGTTGTAGCGCTCGTCGATCAGTTCCGGTTCAATCAGCTGGAGTGCGAAGCCGTACCTGTTGACCTCGCTTCCCTTGAGCATCCGGAGGAAGATCTCCCCGTCTCGCTTGACCCCCGTCACGCACATCGACTGGACCTTCCGGAAAGAGAACCGCCCGGAGATTTCACAGATTCCCTTCCGGCTCCAGTCGTAGAACTTCTGCTCGATCAGATCGTTGGCGAACTTGTCGAGCCGGTAGACGATCCGTCCGTCGGGAGCCACCGACGAGTCCCTCGCTTTGACTTGAAGGGCGAAGCCCTCCGAGCCGACGATGTTCTTCCGGCAGGCCCGGAGATACGCCTTGGCGTACGGGTCGTTCTGCGTGAGCTCCCGGGCACGGGAGCGGATCACCTGCATCCCCGCCCGGACATCGGAGTCGGCGCTCGTCGGATAGAAGATCCAGTCGGAAGTAAGACGCGAGATGTTGCCGGCGGCAAAGCTGCGCTTACCAGCCAACTCGTCCCTGTGGACGAATCCCATCCTGCGTGCGATGCGTCGCAGGATGCTCACCATGGCCACCTCCAGACGCGGTTAAGCGGCCATGCCCCGCGGGAGGTGTCATCCCGGAACCGCGTCAGGATCCGGTTTCCCGGTTCCTCTCCTTGCGCCACCTTCTCTGCGGTCTTCTCCCGGGCTACTTCGGCCTTGTAGAACGATCGCCACTTCACAAGTTCTTCGGGTTTTAAATACTGGATCTGCCGGTTGTTGATCTGTACGGATCCTTGCGCCTTGCTCGCCCGCCCCTCCATCGTTGCCTCGATGGCGTCTAACACCTTCTGCGCGTGCGAGCGGCCATCGAACCCCACGTCCTGCGCCACGAGATTCGTCCGGATATGGATAGAACCGCTCGCAATCGTATGCCTGGCGCCGGTCACATCGGTTACATAGGACTGCCAGGCATAGATGCCTGGTTGGAGATAGGTAGACCAGTAGGGGACGGAGAACTTATGATCCGTTCCGGCAGGCGTGGAAACAAGGTTGAGTTTCGACGCCCCACGGATGGCATAGCGCATCGTCCACGTCGGAGCCGGGTACTCCCCCGCCGATTCCGTCCACGAGAGCGAGTCGCCTGCAAAGATCGTTTCCGGGATACCTGGCATCAATCCTCCCATGGAACAAGACCTTCTCCTTTTCGGAAAAGGCACCGGTAATTCATCGCTTCCTCGGGAAAACCCGGCAGAGCCAATTGTTCCCTTCGCTCGGGCAAAACGGTAATCTCTATAATCATTCCCCGGAGGACAATCGAGCGTGAACAGCCTAGTTGAATATGCGAACTACATCGACACCCACCGGGTTCGAGTGATTGAAAACCTCGACCCGGAATCAATCGACGTATACGTCTTCCTTTCGAAGCGATTCGATATTTGCGACGTATCCAAAGACCTGTTGTTTCAGTCCCGTTTCCGATCCTTCTACCGTCTCGACAGCGCAGGTCTCACAAAGGAGTGGAAGACCGAGTACTTCAATGTGCTCCAGGCGCTTCGGGGAAGGGATTCAGCCGATTTGCGGACCCTGGCGTTCAACTTTTACTTGATCCCGCGAATCAAGGGCGACAACAGCCTCCAATTCTCTTTCGTTACGAAATTGGCCCACACGCTTAACGCTTCCTCCCCGATCTATGACAAGGAAATTGCGAGCGCCTTTGCGTTCTCCTGGCCTATTTATGGCTTGCTCGACAACCGCATGGATCGGCTCCTGAAATTCCATGAATGGCTCAAATCGGCCTATTCATCCATCATCGCCGACGGACTCATGAGCAACACCATGCACGCGTTTCACGCCAAATTTCCCGACAAGGTTTCATCCTTGGCGGACGTCAAAATTCTCGATTTCATATTCTGGTCGGCCGGAAAATTGATCCGGACAGGACAGCTACCGGATCCCCCTAACCACGTGTTCGAACCGGCACGCCGCAGAAGGCGAGGGTCGAATAATCAATCGGAACCTCCCCCTTCGCAGTAACCAGCCGTAGGGCTACCAGCGATTTACAAACCCCCTGCCTTTCCTTGGCACCGAGGTTCCCAGTGTCACCAGCGGGGTTATGGTTTGCTGCTCCGGTTGCGCAGGCGAAGGTTCCGATACTTTGACCTGCGCCTCCATCCGCTGCGCGATCCGATCGAGGTTCGCGTTCAACGATGCGTATGCGGCGAAGGCGTACACGGCGCAATCAAGCGCTTCGTTCCTCGCCCGGATCTGCTTCCAGACCCGGGTCGGGATCCCCTTCACGTGCTTGGTCATCAACTTCTCAGCGGTTAACTGCTTGAACCACTCGTCATCGACATCCCGTGGAAAGTGGATGTACCCGGGACCAAACTCCGACAATCCCAGGCGAGAGAAGAGCAGCCCCTTCGCCGTATCCGTCCCGACGATTCCCAGGACCACCTTCGCGCGTGTGCGCCGTGGAGTGAGTTTCAGAAGCGGCAAGCCGGCCCCGGACCGCCCGATGATCGCCCAGATGCGCCGTGATTCGCGCTTTCTGCAGAAGTCGTAGACCTGCTGGGTAGCGTGGCCACCGGAGTCCACGCAGGCGGAAGCAATCCGCAGGACCGTCCCCGATGAATGCGGGGAGACTTTAAGCAGCCAGTCGTCTAAATCCCGCCATACCTGCAAGGAGGTCTCGGGGTTTCCCCGGAAGACCGAATGGCGAATGACCCACGACTCCTCCCCTAGACCAAAGCCCCAAGCCGTCGTCTCGATGCGATCCCCTTGGACATCGACCCCGGCCGTGAGGAGCAAAATACCTTCAGGAAGTGGATCGCCGATCCCGTAATCCTCGCGGCGGCCGCCAAGGGCAGCATCGTCAACGGTGATCCCTTCCTCTTCCCAGGTCTCTCCGAGGGAGGTGTTGACCCACACCCGCAGCGTCTCGGGCCGCTTCTTCGCCTCGAGGAAGTTCTCGGCAACCAACGACCACGGCGACCAGGGGGAATACAGCTCGTTGATGTGGAATCCGGCGGTCCGCTGGACCCATGGTTGGGTTGCCACCCACCGCCCGTTCCGGATCATCCGGTACTTGTCCGGTTCGGTAAGCTGCGCTCTGCAATGCTCGCACTCATACCGGACATTGATCGCCCGCCCCTTCTCGTCCCGGTCGAACTTCACCTGGCCCCAATGCAGCACCTGGTATGCGCCACAGGTGGGGCATGGCACCTCGTAGTGCCGCTGGTCCGACTCCTCCCAGGCCGCCTCGATTCTGGAGGCACCCTTCGTCGTAGGGGTTGACGTGAGGATGATCTTGCGGTTCCAGAAGTTCGTGGTCCGCTTGATCGCCAGTCCTACCGGATCGCCTTCTGCTCCCGCCGATGGGGGGAAGCGGTCCACTTCGTCCAGAAGGACAATTCGCACCGGTCGGGAGGCGAGAGACGCGGGGGAGTTCGCGCCGGCCATTGCAATGTGCCCGCCAGGGAACGACTTCTCCCGTAGCGTGTTGCTCGAATCCCGGCTACGAGGGTCACTCACCAACCCTTTTAGCGCTGGCGTGTCCCGGAGCATCGGAGCGAGGCGGTTCTTGCTCCACGTCTCCGCCATCTCGATGGTCGGTTGCACCAACAGGATCGGGGCGGCATCGTGGTGCATGTGGAACCCAATGACGTTATTGAGGATCTCTGTTTTGCCGACCTGCGCGGAGGACATGACAATGACCGTCTCGGTACTCGGATCCGAGACGGCGTCCATCATCCCGCGTTGGTACGCTGCCCTGTCCGTGATCCACTGACCCGGCTCGGCGGACGACTCAGACGATAGGCGCCTTTCTGCGTCGGCCCACTGGCTGATCGTTAACTTCGGAGGAGGAGCTACCAAGCGAAGCGATCGCCTGATCGACCTCCTTGCTATTTCCAGTGCCCCCCCGCTTGAAATCGTACTGTGACAGTTCACGCAGCGCCTCTCCGTGCATCTCCTGGAGGATCTTCTGCATCTCGGGGAGGCTGTTGCAGCCGATCATCCGCGGGGGGGCCTTCGTATCCACCGAGTTAATCCGGGAACGAAACGCCACAAAGACCTTCCCAAGTTCCTCTTCCACCACTCCCCTCGGGATCAACTCATTGCGTGTCCTTGCGTTTTCCATCTCCTGCGCTTCCGCCTGGGCCTTGATGAGCCGCGCCCTGCTTGCACGAGCGGCTTCATCGGGCAGAGCATCCACACCGATCGCCCGGTCCCGCAGGTAGCGGATATACCCGCGGACGCATGGGACGAGTTCGTACCTCCCCTTTTCCTCGCGAGAGATAATTCCCTCTTTGACCAGTTGCTGTACACGCTGAGGAGTCAGATCGAGGAGCTTGGCGATGACCGCGACGGGATAGGTTTGTGCTGCCATTTACGCCCTTCGCTTGACGATCAGAGAATCCCACCCTCCAAGGCAGGGCCCGGGGCCTACGACCTCCCACCCTTTCGACCCATACGCTTTGCGGTCCTCGACCAGGATGTACTTAAACAGCCACGCGCTCGCCACGAGGAACGCGCTCCGCCTTATTCCCGGTGAAGTTCTCCCACCGGGTGACGATCACATCGCAATACGGGGGATCGAGTTCCATGAGATACGCCTTCC